TGAGCAACGTCGCGCTGCTGCAGTGCGTCGTGCTTACGAGGAGAAGGTGGAAGAAGTGGCCATGTTTGGCGAATCTTCCGTGAGTCTGGCTGGTTTCTTTAACAACGCCACCGTGGACGTTGTGTCTGCTGATAAGTGGTTCACTGGCACTACTGCCACTGGCACCACTGCTCAGGACATGCTGGAGCTGCTGAATTATGGCGTGAGTGCCATCATCAGTGCTTCGCAGATGAAGGAACAGCCTGACACCATCCTTCTTGCTTACGAAGACTACAACAAGATCAGCATCACTCGCAATTCCGACTCTTCGGACGTGACCGTGCTGGAATACTTCCTGCGGACCAATCCCTACATCCGCAATGTGGAGCCCATCAACCAGCTTGACAGCTCCAATGGAAGCCTGAGCACCAATCGCATGGTGATCTACAAGCGCGATCCCGAGAAGGTGCAACTGCACATTCCCCAGCCGCTTGAGCTGTTCCCGCCCCAGCAGCGTGGCTTGGAATTCATCGTTCCAGCTCATGCCCGAGTGGGTGGCGTCGCTCTGTACTATCCCAAGAGCGTCATCTACGTTCAGGCTCCCTGAGCCTAGTTTGAGCTGGGGCGTTAAGCTAATTGGCAGTTCTTTAGAACATCCACAATGTTGATTGCTTATCGCCCTGAGCTTGAAAATCCGCCCCGCGAAGGTGGGTTTGGCGTTATCACGAACTCCGGGCTTATTCAACTAAGCCCTGGTGTCAATGCCGAGGTGCCTGATACCAAATGGGCTGCCGCAAGGCAAAACCCTACAGTCAAGCGCCTCATGGCTATTGGCGCCATTGAAGAGCTGAAAGAGCAGCCCACTGTGCAGGACATTCCTCAGAGTGTGCAAACGCTTTCTCAGCTTCCCCTTACCGACGCTCTTCGCATGATTGAAATTATGCACGATGAAGAGCAGCTCAGCGATTGGAAAAAGATCGAAGGGCGCATCAGGGTTCGTAATGCCATCAACAAGCGCTCTGAGGCCATTCGCGCAGGGAAAGCCTGATCATGGCCGTTACCTACGCAAACTTTCTAGAGCGCTTCCCCGAATTCATTCCCCATCCATCGGGAATCGTAAACGGGGCCATCACTGAAGCAACGGCGGATGTGGGCAGCGGTGTTTTTGGAGATCAAACTGATCGTGCCGTAAAGCATCTTGCCGCTCACATTATTGCCATTCAACTTGCGCAAATGGGCATTCAAATTGGTGCTACTGATGGCAAGGTATATGGCAAGGGACTGGAGGCCACGCAATATGGCCAAGAGTTCAAACGAATGCTTGAAACCGTCGCCAGTTCTTCTTCTATTGGTTTCGTCGTATGATCAACGGCCTTTCGCCACTTGCTAATGCCACCTTGGTTTGGCAAATTGCGTCTGGCTATGCGTTAGACAACGAAACAGGCAATTACGTTCCCCTTAGTTCTGGGACCACGTACTATGCCACATTGAAGCAAAAGCGCGATCCTCGGTATGACTACCTTCTTGGCGTAGATAATACTGCCGTCTATATGGAAGGAAGACTGACTGGGCCCCTGGCCCTTTCGGGAGTCACGCCAGGAAGCTCCGCTGCTGCAACAGTCAATGGAAGAGAAGGGCGGTTTGAGCTATTGCCAAACGAGCAAATTGCTGAGCATTATTGGCAGTTTCTCGGTGCACCAATCAGAGGCATTTTTAGACTGGTTGGTAAAGGAAGCGTACAGAACGTCTGACGCTCATTCCACTCTCTCTCCATTGAGGATTCCCAATGCTCTACCATCCCACTGAGCTAGTGAAGAGCCAGGACGTTATTGTGCGCGTCGGCTCTATTGCTGGCACCGCCCGCCCTGTCATCACCCAGAGCGGCGCTACGTTCGCCGTTAGCGGCGCCCCGACGCTCTACACCCTTCAGGCCGCTACCACGGCCTCCGTGGCCTTCAACGACGGCAATCAGGAGTTTTACCTGCTGGGCGGCGGCGGCTTTGCTGATAGCGTGATCGTCACCAGCCAAGCCACTGCTTCCGTTACTTCCTACTTCCAAAAGGACGTGGACGGCACGGTGTTCCTGCCGAACAGCTTTGACGAAGCTTTCCAAGTGATTTCGGAGGCTCGTTACAACAAAAACCATGAAGTGTATGTGGAGATCAACAAGCAACTTGGATCTTCTGGCACTACGTTTTTCTACGATCGCGTGGCCTATGCCGCTTGCGTGATGAACTACAACGAGAGTTATCCTGCTGACAACCTCGTGGAAGTTACCTTTGACCTGATGAGCCGTGGCCGCATTGGCATCCATCAAAACGCCACCAGCTCCGGTAGCATCATTCCTGTGACGCCCAACTCCTGATAGTTTCTTCCATCGTTCTTTTGTTAGCCTGCCTGTACGGCAGGCTTTTTTATTGTGAACATTGCACAGTTTCGTGACACCATTGTTACGCTTCTCACGGCATCGCCCAATTTAATCGGCTCCTACACGACTCCCGATGGGCAAACGCTTCCTGCTGTGTACGTGACAGGCCGGCAAGGAGTGCCGACTGAATGGAAGGCAGAGGGACTAGAGGTTGTCATTCAAGAATTCCCGCGTCTTAATCCACGGCCTGGCGTGGGAACATTTCAACAGCGAAAGGAGTGGACGGTCGTGATGGTGGATTACTTGCCGGCATCAAAGAACCTTTCGCTAGCAGCAGAGCGTATCAGTAGGCGTTTTCCTGATGCGCGATTTTCTTTCACGCCTGAAACGGACGTTGTGTATGGCCAATATAGAATTGTCATTCCAGACTGGGAAATCGGCAGGCTTGTTCAATGAAGCTGCTTAAGAGCGACTGCGGGAAAGCTTGGCTTTTTGACTGCAAAATCAAGGACGGTTGGATTGAAGCAGGACTTGCTTGTTTTCTTCCATGGACTCCCAGTTCTGTTGAGTTTTCCACAAAAGGCGACAAGCACGTTGCAGCAGTGTCAGCAAGAGCAATTGACAAGCCAGGGGCGGTGCGAATTGCAAATGCTAGACTTCCGTTGCTTGACTAATGGCAATGAGCAAGTATTCAGACTTTTTCTTGATTGGCAGCCCTCAGTATTTTGAGCTTGGAGAAAAGCTCAAGCTTCGTGCTTATGGAAGCTGGTTAGCAGAAGAAGTGTGGTGTCGTGAAAAGCAAAGCAAGAAGCGGGCTCAGTTTACGCTTGAAGTGATTAGGCTTGCGCGTAAAATTGCGCGTGCCAAAGACATTAGCGAAGATGAGGCGTTTGCCATGCTTCAGGCAGGCGAGGAAGAGCGCGGCGCATTGTTCGCTGAATTCAGCGAAGAAGTGGATAAGCTGATGGCCGCGTCGCCATCGTCTCGTGATCAAACAGAAGAGCTTGTCACTTTGTTTTTCAAGAATCGGGGTGAAGTGCTTGACGGGAAAAAATGGCTTGCCACTGAAGATTGGTCTAAGGAAGACACGCAGAAACTACCTTCTGCAATGATCGCCAAGATTGAGCAATTCATGGTTCAAGAGGATGGCGCGGAAGAGGCTGAAGGCGATGGGGAGGAAGAAGACGGCCCAAAGTAAGCGCAGTTGTGCGTTTGGAAGAAACGTGCGAACGCACTCTTAACCATTCCACAGATTGGGCTGCGTTGTATTCGCAGCTTGTCCATCTTGGCGTTTCCGATCCATTGTTCCAGGCTGAGCGCTTTCATAAGGTGCCGGTGAAGTTTTTGCGCTCTATAGCGGAACAGTTATTTGAGCAAAAGCAACAAGGGATCAACGCTCATAGTGTGGCAACAGCAAAGCTGGCCTGCTTGGTTTACGGCGCATTAGGAGGCAAGAAAAACTCCGTGTCTATTGAATTCTTCTTGCCGTTTGAAAAAACAGCTAAAGGCGATGGCCTAAAAGACTCTACAATTGCTGCTATTAAATGGGCTATTAAACATCATTCATTGCCGCCTGCAATTGTAGGCATGATTGGCGCTGAACTGGCTTAAACTGTAGAGTAAGGAACGCTAGCGGTAAATGCCTTATACAGTGCGCTTTGAAAGCAATGCCTTTGAGGCCGATAGCGCCATGCGTAGAGTTGTTGATTTAGCTGCTGGCATTGGAAATCGGCTTCAGCAATTTGCAGGAATACGAGTAGAGAGACGTGATGTTAATTCTTTGCAGCGTCTTTATGGCATAAATCATCGCATTTTTGAGCGCACGATGGATTGGGTGGATCAAGATTTTGACCAGCAAATGATTGATTCCAGTTGGCAGTGGAATCCTGGTGTAGAAACCAGGCGAAAAAACGGCGAAAGAGTTACAAGTCCTAGAGACATTGTGGACACTGGAGAGCTTCTTCAAAGCAAAAGACGAACAAGAACTGGAAGATCGTCAGAGGAATTTACGTGGACAGCAGATCATGCCGAATATGTCCACGATGGTTACACGGCTAGGGGTGGAGGGACTGTACCTGCGCGGCCGTGGACCGACAATGCCATCGCAACTCTTGACGAAGTTATTCAAGCTGCTGGAGACCTAGAAGGAATCTAATCATGCCACAATATACGATCAATTTTACGACTAATGCCAATGCGACAATTGGCGAACTAAATCGCGTTATATCTTCGGTTGCAAATCTCGAAAGAATTGGCCGATCAATTACTCTTGATCTCAACGCAAGCGGCCTTAGCCAGAGCATCAATACCACCTTCAGGCAGCTAGATCGAGAAATCGCGAATGCCCAGCGGCGTCTTAATCGCTTGCAAATTGGAAGCTCTGCTTTTCGCAGCGCACAAGCGAGCATTGGATTCCGCGAAGGACAAAGAGAGCGTGGAGAGCTGATCGGTCAGCCCTTGCGTTTAAGAGGTCAAGCTCAATCTTTTGAACAGGGTTCGATTATTCGACTAGAAAAAGAATTGCGAGCGTTGCAAATCGAGGCTTCGCAGATTCGACCAGATTCTGGAGAGTGGTTGAATTTTCAGCAACAAATTGGCCGAGTCAAGCTTGATCTTGATAAAGCCCAGCAGGCAGCAGAAGCAATTCAGTTGCGAGAAAACTTGGGCGCTTTTTCGCCAGGAAGCCTGCAGCAACTAAACACCG